GGCTAAACGCTTAACTGCACCACTAACGCCACCTTTACCGCCTGTAACGCCTTGTGCAACCGCCAATAATGGGTCAATCGCAGATTTTGTTACACCCGCAGCAAACGATTCTAAAGGTCTTGGTTCGGGTTGAACATTAAGCCTTACACCACGCACGGGCCTACCAACCGCAGCACCACCGCCTGTTTCTGCAAATTCAGATTGAGTTGGTTGTGGTTTTAAAAACAATAAACCTTCTGTGGAAACTTTAGATAAATCTCCAGCTTTTAAAGCCATTAAATCAGCGTCAGAAAGTTTGGATAAATCCATTATTTATTCCTTTGTTGTCTGCGAGCAATTTCAGCATCAATAGCGGATTGGCTTGGCAAACCAGTTGGCTTTTCTTGTTTTTCTACTTTAGGTTGTTGCCCAATCGGTTGTGCGCCTAAATTAGCACCACGCCCTGCGGCAATACCAATATCTCTTTGCGCTTGTTCTCTCATTAAAGCTTTTTGAGCAATTTGGTCAGGTTTGTCACCAAATACAGGGAAGAAAGTGCGATTGTTTCTTTGAACTTCTTGCTCAGTAGCGGCAGCACCAGTTTTAAAGCGTAAATACGCTTCTGACCATTGGTCTTGGGCTTGTTTATATTGTTGTGCAGCAACAGGAATAACTGGGTTTGCAACACCACCAGCCAATCGAACTGCGGTTTGTGATTTAAATGATGTTGGGTCAAAACCTTTAGATTCAAGCGTATTAATTGCGTTGCTCGCAGAAACCATTTGGCTTTGAAAAGCAGAAGCTTTACCTTGCGATTCAGTTAAATCCTTACCACCAGCTTTGTTTGCCTTATCAAATTCAAATCTTTCACGGTCAAGCTGTAATTGGGCTTGTTGATATGGAGTAATTTGATTTTTAAAATCTGTAAAAGAACCTTTAAAACCTTGTGACTTAGCAAATTCAAAGTTTTGCATTTCAGTCGTAGGTTTGATTGGCTCAGGTAATGACCTTTGAATTAAAGTTGGCAACAATTCTTTGCCTGCCCCATAACGGCTTTGTAATGCCAAATCCATTGCACCTTGAATATTTGGTGCGCCTTGTGTTGTCATAGTAGGCATTGGTACATTACCCGTGTATGGCCCTGCCATTTCGGTCTGTACTTGTGGCCCACGCAACTGTTCCATAATTGCTTTTGTTTCTTCTTCTTTGCCCTTGCGTAACTGTTCTGCAAGGTCAAGCATAGCCTTATCGCCTTTTTCGGCAATTTTTTGCCCTGCATACAACTGAGCCAAAGGTGCTACATATTGAAAAAAGCTAGGTGCAACATAACGACCACTCACCATTTGGCCTTGTGGTTGTTGCAACCCTTGTTGGGTAAGCAAATTGGCTAATTGCTGTTGGCGAGTTAATGCCTGCTGTTGTTGCAGTATTTCGGGTGGTACATTACCGCCTAAATTAAGCATTTGTTGAGCCATAATTAGTCCATGCCTGAAGTCATTGTAGGTACAACACCCTGACCGCCATAACCATATACATTAGTTGCTCCATATACATTCATAGCATTTTGAGCATTAGCGTAAGGGTCTGATTTTTGACCTTTTCTTAACATCATTGCCATCATCAAAGGATTCATGCCACCACCTTGAGCGGTTTGCCCAGCTTGTTGGGTCAATCCTTGAGCCTGTTGCATCGCCATATTTTGATTGGCTTGCTGTTGAGCAATGTTTTGCATATATGGTGCTAACCCACCTAAATCTTGGGTTTGTGGCATTTGCATAATGTATGGGTTGTAAGCGTTCATGGTATTAGTCCGTAATCTACGACTTTATAGCCGTCATCTAGGGTTCGTACTGCAAATGGATATACTTGTTCTACTTCGTCAGCCATAACGCCAACATGAACGCCATGACCAGCGTATTCACGGTCTTTAAATTCATCTTTGTATTCAAAGCTATACAAGGTCAAACCGTTTTCTAATACGCCAACCGCTTTAATGTTTTCTTTGGTGCGTGGGTCACACATCATCATTGCAGCACCACCCAAACCAAATAAACCTTGATTTAAATTAGCTTGTGCGGCTTGTTTAGCGTTAAAGTCACCCATTGCAGCGTTGTATTGCATACCAGCAGCACCTAATAAATCAGGGCCTGCGGTAGTAGCTTGTTGGGCAGAATTAACAAATTGTGGGCCTTGCACTTGTGCGCCTGAACGCAAAGCATTAAGCATATTTAAAGGTTCGTTACGCAAATAAGCGGCTTCTTGTAAACCTTGTTGTCTTGCTTGTTGACCAACACCAAAACCTTGAGTTGTAGCACCTAACAATAAATCGTTTTCTCGTTGTGCTTGTTGCATCATGGCACGGTCATAGGCTTCAGAACCAATGTCAATACCTTGATTTGCAAGGCGTTGTTGTAATTGCTCACGACCTTGCTGTATTTGTGGTTGTAGCCTACGCATATAGGCTTGTTGATAACTTTCGCTAGGATTAAATCCTGTGCTAGGCAAACCGCTTACATCAAATGGTCTAGCTAATGTGTTTTCAAGATAACCAATACCAGTTTCAGCCAAACCGCCTGTGCGTTGGCTTAATCTATTTTGAACATCTAAAAGTTTTTGTTGTTCAGGACTTAATATTTGCCGAGCAGTCCATCCTTCGTCAGGATTTGCTGGAGCTGTTAAAAAGTCTTCTATTCTAGGTGCTTTTAATTGGTCACCACTTAAAGGCACTTCAATTCGTTCACCAGTAGGACTGTATGCCCATTGAAACCCGTCTTTAGGCTGAACTCCCAATCTAGGTGTCATTGGGGTTGGGTCAGTAAAACTGTATCCTTCAGGTAATGCCGCACCTTGTTGAGATAGGGCTTTTTGGTAGGATTGATACGCTTGTTCGTATGCTCTAGGGTCAAAACGACCTTGTTGGCTATAAACCAACGAACCGTAAGGGGTAATTTGATTTACACGATTAGCCGCAGCAGCCGCTCTAGCTGCTTCTAAATTACCCGATGCTGTTTCTCTAGCGGCAGCCGAGTAATCGGGGGCTGCTGGTGCGCTAGGCGCAGGCCCTAATCCTAAAAATCCACCACCACCCATACTATTCTCCTCTGTTTAAGGGGCATCGGATGTTCAGAAACCGACACTCCTCTTTACGCATTGCCATAATCACCAAATCACCACTCATGTGGGCATCAGGTATTTCAGCGACAACCTTAAAGCCCAAATGTCGGTTTAACTTTAGGGCATCCGTGTTATCAGCACAGATTTGCCCTAGTATAACGCTAAGTCCAAGTTTATTAAAGGGATAGTCAAAGACTGCCCACAAAAAATCTTTACTAGCCCAATTTTCGCCTACGCTACCTATATGAATTTCACACGCTTTAGGCATGAAATTGGTATAACCAGCGACAGCCACCAAATTACCGTCTTTTAACTGCCCTATACATTGGGTGGTTTCGGGTAAGGGAAAATTGAGGATTCTGACTAGCCATTCCCCCAAATAGCGTTGATTTTCAGTAGTAACAGTCCTCACAATACCCCGCCACGCTCCATAACAAAATCGGTTGATGCCCAATGAAATTCAATACCTTGCGATGCCACATTAAGGCTAACTGAACCAGCATAGCCTAATCCTGTAACACCTTGCCATATCTTTGTTGTAGTCAATCCACCACCACCCCAATTTGCGTCATCCCAATCGTCTAAGTCCCATTCGCCAGTCTGCAAAATGGCGGGGTTAAACGAGATTTGGTTAGTTAAATCAACGGTTTCAAAGTCCACAGATAGCCCACAAAGCACCGTAGGAAGTCCGTTATCGGTTTGTAATATGGGGCGAACCATCGTAAATCGCTTTTGTTGACCCCTAGAATCAAAGTAAGAGTAGGCTTGTTGCACAAAAGCCCGAATGTTTGTGCCTGCATCGGCAAAGGTATCGTAAAACTTGCCTACAAAGCCGTTTCCACCAAAATAAATGTCATCACCGCTTAATTCCCAACAATTTGCATTGACATTGGTAAACCGCCCCCACGATTTTGTAATGTTGTGCATGACATATTGTTCAGAACCCCCTGTAACTGGAATATTTACAATTAGCATATTGACTTTAGCAAAATAAGCCATTTGCCAACCAAAGTTATTTGCATAAAGGTCAGCAGCTTGACTAATTGCGTAGAAAATCTTGTCGGTAATGTTGACACGGGGGTCTAAACGGGTGGATTGTAAGCCTGCGGATAGTGGCACTAAGCCATCTTCGGTCAAAATCAGTATGTCACCGCCATACTTAAACATACATTTACGGCTAAAGGTCTGTCCGATGTTCCAAAGGCCAACCAATGACCAATCATTAGGGTCGGATGGGTCAGAACCCTTATAAACAGCCACTTCTCCGTTGCTTGTAGCAAATACGGCTAGGTCATCGACACCGTAACCAGCGTCAATAGTCCATGTTCCCATCGCTTGTAGGTATCCGCCCTTTTTAAATATGCCCCCAAGCGGAAATTCGGTTACCGTACCATTAATACTATCTACGGGTAAATACCAAAACGACAAACTATTTTTTTCTACAAAGTACAAACGCTCTTTAAATAGGTTGACTGTAGCAAAAAGGTTGGAATTTAACCCCAAAATGTAGTAATCAATACTGTAAGTGCCTACTGTTGTGGCATCTCCGCTTGGTGCGGTAGCCATTACATAGGTTAAAGTCGTTGCGCCTGTGACTGTAATACGATAAGTGCCGTTAAATTCGGCTGGGATTGCCCCAGCTACGGTAATTGTGTTGCCTGTAACAAGGTTATGAGCCGATGCAGTCGTTAAAGTAGCAGTTAAATTGCCTGTGCCACCCCTAGTAATGGTAGAAATGGTCTGTGCGGTGTTGGTTGTAGCTGATTTTTGCCACCGTGTACCATCATAAACGACCATTGGGTCAGTTCCGTTGACAGCAGGCATAAAAGTGCCACCCGCAGTCGTAATAATGGCATGAATCCATTTACCGCTTGTAATACCAGTAAGGGCAGAAGTCGCAGTTGATGTGCTTGCGTCATAAATTACGGTATCGGTACTAGCAAATAGCTTATTTACCGTTGGGCTACTGTAATTCATTAGGGCGTTTACTGCGCCTGTAATACCAATCGAGGACTTTGTGTAGCCCTTACGCATGGTTACATCCGTAGGCGTAGGAAAGAAATTGACCATTTGAACCGCATCCAATGGGTTCATTTCTGCCAACGAATCTCTAGCGTTCCAACCACCAATCGGGGCTGGCAAGGAAGCTGTAACTGCCCGTCTTTGCTGTGGTACTGCCATGTTTAAGTTCCGTAACCAGTATCAGGAATATTGGCGTAACCAATAAGCACTTTGCTTGGATATGGGGCAAAACTAAGGGTTGCAGAACCTTTGTCGTTGGCTTTAGCTACATTTAAGTAGCGGAAATAATCTTGTTGCAACGCAGTAGTATCAAATCCTTTAATTTGGAAATACTTTAGCTTTGTGCCTAAAACCATCACCGTATCGTCTAGGATGGTTGTGTCAGTATCAGCCGTAAAGCTGTTTTTAACTGCGCCTGTAGCACTTCTAACCCATCCTTTTGAGCGGTATTCAAAGCCTAAGTATTCTTTAGTGTTGTAAGGCGGCCAAATCTGAAATTGGTTACCCAAAATACGCCATCTAATGCGTGGGCCTGTGGAGATATAACCCGACTTGAGCCATTGCCATTGTTGTGCATCTTCAGGGCCTAACATCTGCCAATGCTTTGTTTTATCCCAATGGGTATTGTCCGTAATGGTTTCAAAGTCAGGTGGCAAGTTGTATTTGGTCTGCGAGAAAGTAAAAGTCACGCCTGTGTATGTGCCACTAGCTAATTGGCTCATCACAATCGTAGAAGTTGTGCCGTTAAAGGTTACTGAGGATACATAAGTATCTTGATTAATGCCTGTGCCTTGAATTGAATAATTGCTATTTAGTGCGGTAGCATCGCCAGTAACAATAATGTTATAACTGTTGTCGCTAACCGTATCACCTACAAAAGTTACGGCATCGGTGTAAAACCGATACTCCAACTCTAAACCTTGCCAGTCAAATTCTTTAACCAAATCGTAGCCCACACGGTTCATCAGGGCTAAAACTTGCTGAACATCTTGACTAGTATTGCCTGCAACATAAGTGGGAATAGCAAGGTTTAACTCGCTAGTGGTCTGTTGCACAAGTTGGAGCATCGTTGATGACATAGTTTAGGCTTCCTCTATGGTTTCCGCTTTCTTTTTGCGGGGTTTTTTCTCACCAACTGCCGCAAGTATAGCCGCCATTTGCTCTTGCATCAAAGCCAGCTTCGCATCAGTTTCAGCCTTAATTCTAGCATTTTCCTCGTCTTTTTTGGCAAGTTCTTGCTTTAACTGATTAATTTCTTCTGCTCGTTTTGATGCTTCTGCGGTTTCTTCGGCTAAATTTAAGAAAGTCCGTGCCTTATCTCTAAACGCATGGGGTGACATACCAGCAATCATGCCAATACGCTGTAGTTGTAGGTCAGAAGCGTTAGCAATAGATTCTACGGTCATAAACTTCACACCCCGTAGTTCTTGCGCTTGGGATTGGCTAATTAAAGGCCATTGTTCTACGGGCGTACCAATGATTTCACTACTAGAATCTTGGGTTGCCATGTATTGAAGCCATTGGCGTGGGAAACGCTGTTTATGGCTTTCCTGTGCGTAGGTATCAATTTCCGTTAAATTATCCCCAGCGACCATTATGCGTACAAAGTCAAAGTCCTTGTAGATTGGTCTGCCAGCTTCGTTGGATTCATGCTCTAGTTTGACGGCTCGCTTATAAAACTTAACTGCCAAACGAGAATCTGCGTCTTGCACATCGCTTTCTATTGCCATTTGTAAAACTCCTTAAGTGGTTAAGGTACTACGGTTAAAGAAAAAAGGGCTACCCCAAACGAGATAGCCCCTTGTTTTTACTACAATTTTTGGTTAAACGCTTGCTTTACCAAACCAACCATACTCACCAGAAACCATCGAAACGGCAGGAGCAATATAGCTTCCACCGCCTGAAGTAGCAGCGAATGTTGATGCGTTAATGGTGATGTCGGTTGCATTTGCAGCAATCGTACCACCAGCTTTGGCAAACACATAACGCAAACCATCGCTACCAAAAGTTTCAGCACCCAAAGGGCCAAAACTAGGGATAGAAACGGCAGTTGCGCCATTGGTGTAGTCAAAACTAATTGGCGTGGTGTTTACTAAATCAACACCAGCAATAGGGAGAACTGAATAAGCCATGATTTTTCCTTTACAAATTAGGTGGTCAAAATACCCTGCAACTGAGCGTTGCTGGTGGTTAAGTTACCTGCCCAACCGTAGAGTTTAACGATTGCGTCTTGGTTGATAGCTTGACGCTCACCACCAATCGGCACGAAATTACGCTCTTTGTGTGGGCGGAAGAAGATGTAATTGGTGTTCAAGAGATACATATAGTTTGCGTTCTCTTGGTTACCAATACCACCACCAAGTACAACATCAGCAGAAGTACCGCCACCGTAGAACTTCAGGGATGCAAAACCAGCAGCACCCGATTCTTCGGTAGTAATACGCTGAATTGCTTGCAATGCGCCTACGAAATACTGATATGCGGTGTTACCAGCAATGTAAAGGTCAGCCTTGTCTGTGCCACGAACTTGCTTGATAGCAGCTTCGGTCATCTTAGCCAAAGTGTTGGTAGAGGTCAAGCCTGTGGTGACTTGGTTCTGCCAAAAAGACCAGTTTGCACGGTTAATACCACCGTATGTGCCTGTGGTTGGGGAAGTAGAAACTGCGGCAGCTAGACCGTCAATGTTCTTACCACCGTTACCAGTACCGTCACCATACAAGTCACCTGAAATGCGGTTCAAAAGACGAGCTTCAGAAACTTGCATACGACCATCTAACAAGTCGATGATTGCTTCTTTGCTTGAGTTTTGGAGCATTTCCAAACCGCTCATCGTTACGGCAGCAGCGTACTGAGCAATCTTGAACTGAGCAGCCGAAATTGGGCTATCAGGAGCAATGTTCAATACTTCGTAACCGCTATACGAGTTAGCGTTATTGGTATTTGGGTCGTTGTACATGATTTCTTCCAAAATCACATTACCGCCTGAGAATGGGCGTACATTACCCTTAGAGTTAAGTCTTTGCAGAATCGCATTGTTCTGCGTTAAGTTATCAGCCAATTCACCGCTACGACTTTGAATGGTGGTAGCGATAATATCGGTGATTGCTGAGTTAGCAAATGCCATGATATATCCTTATAAAAGTTAATTAAAGCCTACCGCTCTCTGCTTCGGTCATTTGCGCCATTAACAGAGAACGCCTGTCCTTTGCTTCGACTTTCGCCTGCGTTCCGTTAGGAGTAACGGATTTTGGACTAACAGCCGTTGCTTTGGCTCGTGCTACTTGCTGTGACCTAGATGCTTGTTTTTTTGCGTCAGTCAGGAGTCGTTCCTGTTCCATCGCCCAAACTTCATCGTTCAGCCTTACAGCTTTGGCATAAGCCGTTTCAAGGTCGGGTGCTTTACCTAGCTCAAGTAGTTGAGCCATTTCTTCCCTAACCATGTCAAAGTGCGGAAACCGCTCTTTGTTACTTCTTACACGCTCGATTTCACCAGCCAAGCGTTGTTGTTCTTCTTGCTCAAACCTTGACTTTATCGTGCTAACCTCTTGATTAACTTGATAAAGTTGTTGCATTAACT